GAAAAAGGTGCTATTACTGTATTACCTAATATCTTAGGTACAGGTGCTTTACCAAAAATTTCTCATTCAAATTCATTTGCTGCTTATGACTGTGCTTTTGCTCCAGCTGGTACTCAATCATATGTAGACAAAGCTTTAGTAACTAAAAGATTTAGATTGGATTCTGAGCACTGTAAAGGTGACTATAGAAATATGTTCCAAACTGAATTAGCTGGTGACTATGGAAATAACCAAGGTATTCCAGCAACTGTACAAGAAGCTATCTTAGCTCAAATTCTTGCTGACTTCGGTAAAAACTTAGATAACAACATTTGGAATGGTTCTGACTCTTCTACTGAATTCAACGGTTTACTTAAACAATTTACTGCTGATACTGAAGTTGTAGACGTAACTGGTACTACTGTAACTGCTGCTAACGCGGTAGCTGAGTTAACAAAAGTATATGCTGCTATCCCAGAAGCTATTATGGGTGAAGCTGATATGGTATTAGCTGTTGCTCCAAACGTAGCACGTGCTTACAAATTAGCTCAAGCTGCTGTAACAGGTGGTTTATTTATGGTAGGTGATAAAGAATTAGATTTCTTAGGAATCAGAATGGTATCAATCGGTGCTTTACCATCAAATAACATTGTAGCTTATAGAGTTAAAAACGTAGCATTCGGTACAGGTTTAGAATCTGACTTAAATGACGTTAAATTAACTGACTTGTCAGATTACTCTAACAACGATATCGTTCAAGCAACTATTTCATTCAACGGTGGTGTTTCTTACTACTGGGGTGCTGAAGTTGTTTATTACAGACCATAATTCTGTTAACGAATAATAAATTTAAAACAACTATGGTGGTGCAAGTTCACCACCATTTTTGTTAATATAAAAATAACAATTAAAAAATAAAAATAAATTAATATGAGCTGTGATATTTCTAGAGGTAAAAACCTTTTAAGCTGTAAAAATGCTGTTAGTGGATTGAAAGCAATTTATTTAGCAAATTTTGATGATTATGAGTTTGTAACAGTATCTAACGCGTCTGGTCACACAATGACAGATTTAGGTACTTTATCAACTGTATTCAAATTTGAGTTAAAAAATTCTGCAAATACTTTCCAACAAGACATTACATCATCTCGTGATAACGGAACAACTTTCTTCAATCAAGTATTGAACTTTACGTTAACTAAGTTATCTGCTGAGATGGAATTCCAAGTTAAAATGATGGCTTGGGGTAGACCAATAATTTTCGTTGAAACTAATGGTGGTATATTCTTCTCAATGGGTATTCAACATGGTTGTGAAATTGCTGGTAACTCTCAAGTACAAGGAACTATGGATTCATTAAACGGATATGTTTTAACTGCAACTGCAATGGAACCAGACCCAATCTTCTATTTAGATAGTGCATCAATTGCTGCTTTAGAAGCTATGGTTTCTAGCCAAAACATTGCTGGATAATCTAATAAATTAAACCAAAATAATTAAAGGACCTATATAGGTCCTTTTTTTATTTATAACAAATCATATAAATACTCTTTTATATTTATAAACACAATTAATAATGGCAGTAATTTTACAAATAAATCAAGCACCTACTTCTGACCTTACAGTTGACTCTACGTTATACACAGTAGATAATACTAGTATTACGGCAGATAGAACAAGAATTGTTACTGGTTCAACAACTACCGAATATAGTATATTAATAGCACCGCGTGAAATGGTTAGTAATGTTGTGATGGAATTCTATCACGAATTAAAAAATACGTTAACAAGTGTAAGTGCTACAACTACTAATGAAAGTGGATATATGAGAATTAACTTTGATATCTATGTAGTTGAAGGCGATAGTTTTGAATTAACAATCAAGAACACACAAAATAAAGTAATATGGAAAGGTAAAGCTTATGCTACAGAGCAAACAGATTTACAAGATTTTCAATTTACACCAAAAAATAATAATAATATAATTAAATTATAAATATGAAAAAATTAAACGTTGTAAATTTAAACAACTATGTAAAACCAAACCCACATAAATTGGTTACACAATCAAATCAATATGTGACAAATGGTCCAGACAATGATTTCTTTTATTATGTTGAAGATAGATATATGGGTTCACCAACAAACCAATCAGTAATTGATAATATTGCTAACTACATAATGGGTAAAGGGTTAAAAGTTGAAGAAGGTACCGTAGATATCAAAACAATTATTTCAGAAGAAGACCTTAGAAGTTTTGTTTCTGATTTTAAAATTCATGGTGCTGGTGTATTACAAGTTATTTACTCTTATGCTAGAGAGAAAAAAATAGCTAAATTAATTTATTTACCAACGCGTACAATAGCAATTAAAAAACAAGCTGATTTATCTGATGATATTGAAGGATACTGGTATTGTTATGATTGGAAAAACAAAACAAGATTTAAACCAGTTTTTGTTCCAGCTTTTGGTTATGGTGTTGATAATGAAACTGAAATTCTTTATATCAAACGTCCAACGCCACAACCATTATTCCCATTACCAGATTATTTATCTGGTTTGCAATATGCAAAAACTGAAGAAGAATTAAGTAACTATTATGTTAACCATATTCAAAATAATTTTGCTGCTGGTAAGATTGTAAATATATATCAAGGTAAAGATTGGACTGATGAAGCAATGGATGAAGCTGAAGCTTCTATTCTTAATAAAGTAAAAGGAACATCTAATGCTGGTAATATTATCGTTGCATTTAATGATTCTACTGAAGGTAAAACAACTGTTGATTCAATTGAAGTAACGGATGCTTATCAACAATTCCAAACTATTTCTAAAGAAGCTAAAGAAAACATTTTATTAGCACATAAGATTATTGACCCAGCACTAGTTGGTATGCCACAACCAAGTGGTTTCTCATCACAAGCTGAACAAATGGTAATGTCTTTAAAAATGCTTTATAGAAGTCAGATTAATCCAATGAGAGCAATCATAACAAAAGGTCTTGAAACAGCTCTTAAATTAAACGACCAAAATGTTCAATTAATGTTTGAAGACTTTGAAGAATTGGATGTTAAAGAAGAATTAAAATTAGATGAAATCTTTGCTGTAATCGATAAATATCAAGCAAGTGTAATAACATATCAATTAGCTATTTTAATGATATCTAAAGTGATGAATATTACGTTAGATGAAGCTAAACAATATGTACCAGAAAAAACAAATAACGATTCAAATACAATTCAAGAATAATGGCAACTGTAATACTTTTAAAAAATGATGATTTAACGCGTAACACTATTTTAGGTGGTAATATTGATGTTAGTAAATATGTTGTGTCGATTAAAGATTATCAAAAAACTAGACTTAAAGAAATTTTAGGTAAAACTCTTTATGATAAAATATCAGCTGATTTTGAAGCTGAAAGTCTTTCTGGTTTATATCTTGAATTATATGAAGATTATATTAAAGAAATGTGTATCCACGGTGCTGCTGAAAACTATTTAACTTTTGGAGCATATCAAGTAACTAACGTTGGTATCACAAAAGCAAAAACTGAAAATTCTGAAACAGTAAATAAAACTGAAGTAGATTTCATGGTTCAATCATCTAGAAAATTACTTGAACACTATGAAAGAGAATTTACAAAATGGATTAAATTAAACCCATTACCAGAATATCCAATTACTGTAAGAAATAATAACAATATAAATAATGTTGGTGGTTGGGTTTTACGTAAAAAAGATTGCTGTAAATAATGAAGAAAGAATATCAAATTAAAAACGTTCATATAATTAAGATGAATGAATTTTATAATAAATTAATCAATAAAAATAAAAAAGATAAAGATGGCAAGACAAGCAATAACAACAACACCTCTAAATAGTGGTCTAGGAGATACTTTACCAGTAGCATTTGGTAAGGTTAATTCAATGACACAAGAGATATATACAATTTTATCTGGTGTTACAAATAGCACATTTACTGATTTATCAGACTCTATTTCTGATATTGAAAGTTCTATTTCAACATTACAATCAGATATTCAAACAAATGCTGACGACATCAATACACTTAATGATAACGTTGCAGCACTTGTTGCAGCAATTGCAACACAAAATAATCAAATAGCTGTTATCCAAGGACAAATAGCTGACATATATAACATATTAAATAATCTATAATTATGCAACATATTAATAATACTCCAGCTGATAGTGGTTTAGGTGATACTTTAAAAGTAGCTTTTGATAAGGTTAATGCTAACTTCGAAGAATTGGTTGCTATTGATGCTAGTTTCTCTGGTGATATCTTAACCCTTAATACAATTATCAACGATGGTTCTTTACTTAATCATACACACACAATAGCTCAAATAGAAGGATTACAGACAGCTTTAAACAGCAAGGTATCAACTAGTACCTTTAACTCTACAATATTGTCTATAAACAACTCTATTCAAGCCATAAATGAAGATTTAAGTGATATAATTATTTTATTAAATAATTTAGAAACAAATAAAGTCCCATATACTGGTGCAACACGTGATGTTATTTTAGGTGAAAATATTATATCTTCAAATATAGGTTTTTTTGTTGAAAATGATGGTTCAATAATTAATCAAGCTCAATTAGCAAACATTGGTGAGTATTTAACATTATATGTTAACTCAGATAGTACTTCTAATGGTACTAATCAATTTGAGGTTAATCCAAGTACTGGTTTATATTATACTAAAACATATAATGATATTACATCAACTTTAGGTTTTGCTGATAATATTTTTGATGTTCAGTTTTATAGTAATAGTGCTAACACAACAACAAATCAATTCTATGTAAACGATACTGAGACATTTTCAAAAAATGGTTATACTAGTATTTTTGGTGAGAATGGTAGTTCATTTAAAGCTAATACTTATTTTGATGGTATTACTAGAGTGTTTGACTTTTTTACTGGTAAAGGTGATTATAGTTATACTAATCAATATGGTAGTCTTTATGCATCAGCTGAAGAAGGTTTATATTTTAGTATGTATAGTGATGAAATAAGTTCTACAATACAAAGTAACCCTAATCGAGTATTTATAACTGTTTATGAATATACCACTGATAATACAAATTATTTGTATCTAAATTTAGAAGAAACGTTTACTATTAAAAAAATAGTTACAGATGAAGGTTTTGTTGGTAATTATGTTCAATTCAATACAGCAGCTACTGAAACAAGTGCTGTAGGAAAACTTAAATGGAATGATAATGACGGCAGCTTAGATTTAGGATTAAAGGGCGGTAATACAACACTACAGATTGGTCAAGAGACTGTAGTAAGAGTTGTTAATAAAACTGGTTCATTGATACCTAATGGTAAAGTTGTTAAAGTGGTTGCTAACCCAGGTGGTGCTAATACTGGTATTGCTTTAGCACAAGCTGATTCTGATGCTAACTCAGCAACAGTACTAGGTATTACTACTGAAGATATTTCTAATAATGGTTTAGGTTTTATTACTATTCAAGGTCTTGTTCACGATGTAAATACAAATGCTTTTAACGAAGGTGATGTTTTATACTTATCACCAACAAGTGCTGGTGATTTAACAAATGTGAAACCAGTTACACCACAACATATGGTTATCATTGGTTATGTTGCTAAAAAAGGTGTAGCTGATGGACATATATTATTACACGTACAAAATGGTTATGAATTAGATGAATTACATAATGTTAAGATTAGTGCTGCAACTAGTGGTGATACTTTAGTTTATAACGGAACAACACAAGTATGGGAAAATAAAGATTCAGAATACATTAAAAGACAAACACAAAGAGTTGTTGAAACAGATTTTATGGTTCCATCAACATCAGCAGCAGTTCAATTTCCATATGTTTTGACACTTATTAATAGTGGGGCAGTTAATTCAAGCATTCTAAGAAATGGAATAAACCCTGGTATTTTACGTTTTAGAAGTTCATCATCTGCAAATAGTGGTGTTTACTTATTGCCATTAGGAAATGCTTTAACAACAGGAACAAATTACATATCACCAAACACGAAAGTTGATTATATTTTTAGAACACCAGCAACACTTGTTGGTACTGGTATTAATTTAAGATTTGGTTTAGGACAGTCTGCATCATCAACAACAGACATTGACAATGGTTATTACATCGAAATGATTGAAAACACCCTATACGGAAAAACAGCAGATGGGTCCACAAGAAGTCAAACAACAACATCATTTACAACAGCAATAAATACTTGGTATCACGGTAGAGTTAAGTATATCTCAACATCGTTAGTAGAATATTCATTATATAGTATGGATGGAACATTATTATGGAGCTCAACATTAACAACAAATATAACAACTAACCCATTAAATCCACTTATTATTGCAATAAGCACTAATGCAAGTGCTATTGATTTGGTTATTAATGACTATTTTAGTGCAACTTACCCAGTATCAAATAGAGGAGCCTTAAATTAAAAATTAAATATTATGACACTTACAAAATATAGAATGATAGTAGGTCAAGGGTACATTGAAACTCTTGACCTTGCAGAAGCAGAAGCTTACGGTAACTATGTTATCGTTACCGAGGAAATAATTGAAAATAACGAAGAAATAATAGAAGAATAATGGCAAAAGCAAAAACAACAAGTGCATCAAGTTTCATTAAAAAACCAAGAAAGAAAAGAAAAGGTGTACACAGCAAAAATAATACATCAAAGTTAAAAGGTAGCAAAAACTACAAAAAACTTAACGTTGGTCAAGGTAAATAAATAACCAAACAATAGCAGATGGAAATACAAGAAATTATAATGACAGCAATGGCTTTCCTTATATCAATTATAGGGTTCTTTTTAAAACGTGTTATAGATGAGCACGACCGTACAAAAGATATTGCAATTAAAAACCAGGCAAATATTGATTTGATTAATTCTGAATCAAGACTGAAATATGAACACCTTGAAAGCAAGATTAACGACCTAACAGTTATGGTTAAAGAATTGGCAACTGAGTTACGTAATATCAGTATTCAACTTAGCAAAAAAAAAGATTTAGAAAGATAAATGAAAAAATACATACAACAAATATTTGAAGGGTTACTTCAAGATGAAAATAAAGTATGGTCTTCAAAAAGATTTATAGGCATTGTAGGTGGTTTATCTCTAATCACCTATATGTTTATTTATCCAAGTGATTACAGTAACTCAGCTGTGCTTATAATGAGTCTTGGTGCCCTTGGTATAACTGGTTTTGAAGCTGTGTTTAAAAAAGGAAAATAACAATAAATAAAATGTTTTAATAATGAAGATAACAAAAATAAGTGATAAAGGGTTGAAACTAATTCAAGATTTTGAAGGCTTTAGAAGTAAACCGTACTTATGTAGTGCTTCGGTGCCAACAATTGGTTATGGTAGCACTAGATATGCAGATGGAACTAAAGTTAAATTAAATGACCCAGAAATAACAAAAGAAGGTGCTACAACTTTATTCAAACAAACACTTAAACAATATGAATTGGCCGTTGATGCTTATTGTCGTGATGATATCAATCAAAACCAATTTGATGCTTTGGTATCTTTTGCTTATAATGTAGGTACACAAGCACTTAAAACAAGCACGTTACTTAAAAAAGTTAATGCTAATCCAAATGACCAAACAATTAAAGATGAGTTTAATAAATGGTGTAGAGCAGCTGGTAAAATAATAAAAGGGTTGCAAATAAGAAGAGCAACTGAAGCAGCATTATATTTTAAATAATGAAAAAGTTAATATTTATAATAGCTATTTTGCTAGTATCGTGTTCAACGCGTAAAGTTGCTATCAATAAACAAGAAGTTAAAATTGATTCAATTAGCAAGGTAGAAGAAAAGCTTTCACAAGTTTCAATAAAAAATGAAAGCTTAATCGATACATCATCGTGTTATATGGAAGAATTTGAACCAATTGATTCAACACAACCATTTTTAGTAAATGGTAAAGAATATAAAAATGTTAGAATAAAGAAACAAAGAATATCAAATGGTATCAGTATATCAAAAAAAGATGAAGTTGTCTTAAATCAAACAAAAAGCACCTTAGATAGTAAATCAGTAACTAAGGTAACGAAGGATAAAGATACTAATAGATTTAATTTATTACCATGGTGGTGGTGGGTTATTATTTTGATATCTTTTGGTGGTTATTTAATTTATCGAAAGTATAAAAGATAACGCGTTAACTTAATAAAAATAAATGTTTCATTATAATAAATAAAATTAAATAAAATAAAGATGGAACAAGATATAAATCCAGTTGGTGGCACATGGGCCCAAGATTCTGCAACTAGTTTAAGACAGTTAATAGTTACAGCAGAAAAAATAATATCAGCTATTGATACGACTACCACAGCAGTTAA